TAAATTATTTATACTAACGTTAGTCTTGTTTTTAAACCAATCCCAAATGTTTTTAACTTTTAAATGTTGAAAATTATCACGTCTTATCTCGTGATTATCTACATTATTGTAGCTTCCATATTCTATACAAGTTAAAAATCTATCTACTCCAAAATTATTTGATCTATCTGGTGTATAGTTAAATTTTATTTTACTTAGTTCCAACAACAATTTTGAAGGGACAATATTATCTATAACTTCAATATTCAATATTAATCTTTTGCAGCAATAATTACATCTACATATTGTACTGCTAAATCAATAGCATCACCACTAAATGTACCAGCACCAGTTGAAAAACTAAATGGGTGGGTGTGAGAACCACCGCCGCCTGTGTTACCGGTATTTGCGCCAGTTGGACTCCGAACACCTTCGTTTTTGCTTCCGCCGTGAGAGTTGTCATTATTGTAGCTAGTGTATGAGTGACTGTGAGATGGAATTTGAGGTGTTGAAAGAGTTGTTGCCCCAGCACTACCTGTCACACTTGTAATGGTTACACTACCTGTTGGTGTTTTTGAAGCAAACGCAGTAGTAAATGCTACTGTACCACCTGTGCCTGCTGTACCAGAAACTATTCGTAACGCTTTGTTATTGTGTGTTGATGATTTAGTCCAGCCTGTTGGTGCTGCTGTTTGTTGGAATAACATCAATGTGCCTGAGTCAAAAGCTGCTGCCGCTGCAGATGTCCAATCTGTACCATTGGACGTTAAAACATTACCTGATGTACCTGGAGACACTGATGTAATAGCTCCTGTACCCTCCCCAATTAATACCGCATTTGCAGTATGAGTTGCAGCACCTGTACCACCTTGTGCTACAGATAATGGGGTAGTTAAACCTGATAAAGAAGTGATGTCAGAGTTAGCACCTGAAGCCGCTGCACTTAAATTAGTTCTAGCAGTGCCTGCATCAGAAGCACCTGTACCACCATCGGCTACAGCTAAATCTGTGCCTAAAGTCAATGAGCTTAAATGAGTTGTTGCATCAACAACGTTAGAGCCATCGTTATATACAAACATAGATTTACCGGCAGGAACGCCAATACCTGTGCCAGTTGAGTTTTTAACTGTGATTGTATCTGCACAGCCATTATTAACTAAATATAGTTTTTCAATAGCCGGAACAACTAAGTTTTGTGCGCCACCTGAAGTACCCGTTAAATTTAGTCTTAAGTTACGAGCAGTCTGAGATGCGTTTGTATCTGTTAGTGTTAGAGTTACTTGTCCGCTTGCGAATGTTACATCAGCTGAGCCTGTAATAGCCTCTTGAAGAGCAGTACCTAAGTTTGTATTTGTTGTGGTACCCCAAGTTCCTGATTGTTCGCCAGTAGCAATTAACTCAATTTTCAAGTCTGAATATGTACTTGGCATTTTAAATTTCTCCTATTATGATGTTTGGCCGCTTGCAGGTACACTTGTAACGTGGATAGAAGTATGTTTTTTACCATTCCACGCGGCACCACAATCAGAGCAGGTTCCTGAATTATATTCTTCGGCATCAACTTCCATGCCACAATTTGCACATTCTAAATGCGTTTCATATTTATTTGTTATTGTACCATCTTTTAATGTTTTTGCTTCAACTATCATATGTATTCCTTTACGCGGCTATTGGTAGCCAGTTTGGTGTTTGTGAGGTATCTATATCGCCCCACACTAAAGTAAATCTTCCGTTTCCAACAGCGCCTGTGCCAGAAACCCCTGTTGGGTAAACATTACCCTTAGCGTCTACAGTAGCAGTACCTAACTGCATAGTACCGAGAACGCCTGTAACTGTTACATTAGCTTTTGCATCAACAGTAGCGGTACCAAGTGCCATCGTACCAACAACACCCGTTACAGATATAACTTGATCTGTTTCAACAGATATAGTGCCTAACGCTGTGGTTCCTACATCTCCAGTAACGGTTATATTAGCATCACCTGTAACAGTTGCAGTACCTAACTGCATAGTGCCTGCTAACCCAGTAACAGATATATTGTTGTTAGTTATCGTTGTTACAGTGCCCGAAGCTCCAGTAGCACTAACACCGGTAACATCTATACTAAAGACAATTGTAACATCAACGTCTCCAACAGCCCCGGTAGCACTAACGCCTGTAACGGATATAACTTGATCTGTTTCAACAGATGCTGTGCCGAGTTGTGTTGTGCCAGCAAGACCGGTTACACTTACATCAGCATTTGCAGTTACAGTTTCGTCACCTAATGTTGCAGTTGCACTAACTCCGTTGACAAGAACAAATATTGTATCTGTGCCCCACGGACCTTCACTCCAAGGACCTGCACCCCAACCTATATAAGCTACATCAATACCAACTGTGCCTGTTTCACCTGTAGCGGATACACCTGACACAGAAATATTTTGATCTGTATTTACACTTTCCGTGCCAAGTTGTGTAGTACCTGCTAACCCAGTAACAGATATATTGTTGTTAGTTATTAAACTTTGAGTGCCTACAGCCCCAGTAGCACTAACACCAGTAACTTCTGCGTTATAAACAACTGTAACAGTCGAATTTCCTATAGCCCCAGTAGCACTAACACCCGTAACAGATAAGTTATTATTGCTTACAGTAGTTGCTGTACCTAACTGAGTAGTTGCAGATACTCCACTTAAAGTTACATTAGCATCTGCAGTTACAGTTTCGTCGCCCAGCGTTGCAGTTGCAGACACAGCGTCTACAAAGACCTCTATCATAGGTGAACCGTAGGAACCCGATGACCAGGTATTTCTACCCCACCCTACGTAGCTAGTAGACGAAGCCATTAACCGCTCCTAATTAAGCGATTCTAATAATAGCGCTTGTTGAATCAGCTGTTGGGAAAACGATTGTAAAGTCCCCAGCAGTTGAAGTCTTATCTCCACCAAAAGCTAACACAGCAACAGCAGTATCACCGTTTGTATCATTGTAAATCAAAGCACCATTAGCAGTGAGTGTAGCTGATGACCATGTAGTATCTGCAAAGTCTAACCACGCTGTAGTAGAAGTGCTTGTTGGTACTTGTGAAATAGTAAGTGTATTACCAGTTGCAGTATAACCTGTACCTGATACTTCGTTAGTTGCTGAATATGTTGTTGTAGATGCACCTAATGTTGCTGATGATGTATACAAAGCTATTTTAAATGTATCTGCTGTATTTACACTTCGTGCATAATTAGTTGTATTAAAGTTGTGACCGCCACTAAGCAACTCAACTTTAAACGACGTACACATTGCTTGAGAAATTGCCATTTTTATATCTCCAAAATTTTAATTAAATCTGAATGCCCTGCTTGACGCAGTTTATTCGCTAAAGTTGTGCGGTCAGATGTTACCGCTTGTTTTAAGTACTTCACTAGCACTTGTCTAATGTAGCCCTTAAAAGCTTCCGCTTGATCCCTAATTAAAGGGTTTGCATCCTTGCTGACGTACATAATTTTATCTAGTGCAAAATCAGCTAACTCTTCTGGAGTATGACCTCGACCACTTGTTGTATGTACTTCAAAATTAATGTTACCTAAATCTAATTGTTCCATATTCATCGAACCGGTATCCTTTCTTGCCCACTTCTGTAAGCATCTCGTCTATTTTTACCTTCACCTAAGTTTTGTAATAACTGCATAGCTTCTGAATACCTTGCAGTATATTGTGTAACTGTATCTGAATCTTCTTTCATGAAAGCAGCTGCTTCAAGTAATGATCCATAAAAAAGAGCAGTATCAAAGTTATCCCCAAACCAAGTATTACCAGCAGTAACAATGCTTTCAGGATAGTAATAATAATGTAGCTCGGAATTGTAATCAGCATCTGGTGTTGGCCCTAAAATCATTGATGTATCACTAAATATTGCATAATATTGTGGTTGCCCATAAAATCCAGAATCTGTATCTGGAAAAGATTCTCTAATAAAGTTAACATCTTTATTCAAAAGATAAGTATATTCATTATCATTATTAATTACAGCAATACTAAATGTAGATAGCCAATCACTAGGAAGACTAAAATATTTATTTCCTGTAGTCATAGTACCTGTAACATTTCTACGCAAATCAGGCAGTTGAACAGTATTATAAATACGCTGTTCCGCATTCTGTATAAATGTATTTATATCAGTAGTGCTATATTGGTTTTCAGTATATGACTCAATTGCTGCTACTAGTTCTGTATAGTTCATTACCTATCCTTATGCCATTGGGCCACGAGCCATTGTACCTTTTGTAGCAGCGCCTGTACCTCTGATTTTAACACCAGATGTTTTAACGTCCTTTTCAGGATAGCCA